AAATCAAATTTCAAAGCCATTTCTATTTATTTTAAATATTAATAATTAAGGTATTGCCGTTTAAGCTTCTCTTCCGTCAATACCAGTTAAGTGATTATTGAGGGGCTACTCTGTACTTCACCCCTCTCTAATCGTTAAATTCAGTTATTAAGCAGATTTAGCATAGTTTGCTACAGCAGTAACATCTGCAATTGCAAAATTACTATTCAAACTATCTGCAACTGTGATAACACCTTGTCCTTGAACACACAAACGAGCCAATTCTTTAGCTACTTCGTCTGATTTGTTTTCTGTACAAGTAAGTTCAGCACTACCAGCAGCGCCATCATCACCTTTGAAATGAACATCAACTTGTGTGGTACTCATTATTTCAATGTGAAAAATATTATCTACATTTACGTACGCGCCATCAGTAGCGCTTACAATAAAACCTAACATACATCTTGCCATAATTTCTATATATTTATATTATGATGCGGATAAAATTCCACAAGATAATGGGTTACGAACTATGATTCCTGACTCAGACATAACGTGACACTCAAACTTGTCGTCAGCGTTAGCAGCCATCATCGACTTTTGATCATAAGGGTTGATCATACCAGCAACGTACTTTTTGATAAAAGAACGGTTAGTACCTTCAGCACCTTTAGTAATCAACTCAATATTAGATACACCAGAAGTCTTACCGAAATCTAGGAATACCATTTTAGCAGATTCTTTCAATCTGTTATCACCGAATGCGTTAGTACCTGAAGCAGTGCTGTGTAAGTTTGCATCATCGAATACAGGACAGTAAGCCATTGTAAGCTTGTTTCCTAATGCTTCGTAAGATACAAAGTTAGCACCTAAAGATACATCTCCACTAACACCATTCATAGAACCACCAGTGAATGATCCAGAAGGAGCAATCAATAGGTCTTTCATAGCTTTGTGGAATGCTAAACGTCCTTCAGTACCTGTGAATACAACGTATTCGTTACCTTCAGCGTTTGTTGCATTTAACGAAAGTTTCGCTAAGAACTCAGTAATAATATCTTCAGTTAAAGCACCTAATGTATAAGACGCTTGGTTAGAAGAATCAATTTGTGCTAATAAACCATCACCTGTTACGATACTTGAACCCATAGTTCCTGAAGTACCTAAAGATGAAGTTGTATAAGCGCTTGGTCTTGCTACTGTAGTATCAGTAACTGATCTACGACCATACCATCTTTGAAGCTCTTGCTGATACATGAACTCATCCATCATCATTTGCTCTTTAGTAAAGTACCATAGACGGTGACCATTGTTTTCAATCCAAGTAACATCAGTAAGATCTTTACCTGTAACTGAACACTTCTTACGCATTGTAGTTAAGAAGTTAGTGTAAGTATCTGGGTATACGTAGTTTTCACCTACATCAGCTCCATTAGAACCGTTAGGGAAAGCTGAACCAATAGAAGCGACAATTGCTTCATCAGCACAGTCAGATCTTTTAAGACCAGCTACTACAGATGTTCCATCATGAGCACCAACCATTTCAAATTTTACAATGTGATCAGTTGAAGCACCAGATGCAGAATTGTTTGGAGAAGGATCTTCCAATACTAAAGCTGTAGCTCCAGATTGGAAACGAACCATATCAAACTTGTTTAAGAAGTCGCCAGTTCTATTGTTAGAAGCTGTAGCGCCTTCAATAATTAGATAGAATACATCTCCATTTGCGTCAGCGTCTGAGATAAAACCAGCTGTTTCACCTACTGATCCTGATGCTGTAAATGTAATTCCGTCTGTTGAGAAAAAGCCTACGTTGAAAGAAGGAGCGTTGTAACGTCCCATTACTTTCCACTCGAAAGAATTATCTCCTAATACTTTCTCAGCTGCATGACGGCCTGTCTTTTCTAATAGAAAAGTTGCCGAATAACGAGGATACTGTTGAATCAACGTTTTAGCAATCTCTGGGTATTGCATAAGCGCTGTGTTCAAAGCATTCTCAGGTGATGTTCCAGAACCATAAGTTCCTTTATAAACTCTTGCCATTTTAAATTACTTTTAAAAAATTATTAAACACTTATTATTAACCAGAGTATTTTACGTAACTTTCGGGCATCGCCCTATTGTATTGCAAGTTACTCTCTTATAAATGCAGCAGGATCAAAACCACCTTTTTTAACATTGGTTCTAGGTCTTGTCTTGCCGCTTAAACTTGGTGAGGTAATTTCATTTAATATTTTAGCCTTACCATCTTCCAAGCCTTGCGAACGAAGGATCTTAGCAAACTTGTCTTTAAATAACATAAACATAGCAACCTCCGAAGCATTGTCGTGAGATTTCCAAATGTCCTCAGCCATTTTACCTGACGTAATATAGTTGTAAGCATCCTTTGCTTGCGCTCTTGTTACAGCTCCACCCATAAAAGATTTCATTTCTTTTAGAGTGCTCTGTAATTCTTTTTTATTTCTTGCTACTTTTTCTTTGTTAGAAAGCTCTTCTTGTTGCTTTTCTTTATAGAACTTTGTTTTTTCTTGTTCTATTGCATTGTTAAGCTGTCTACGGATTCTGTAAGCTTCACGCTTCATTACACCAGAATCTTCCATCTTATCAAGAGCTTCTTCTATTTCAAAGTCCTCCATTCCGTCAACCTTCATTTCAGCTGCTATCAGCTCTCTGTCACTATATCCTAAATATTCATTTAGTTTATTTATAGTGTCATTATTTGGTTGATCAATAAATGGTGAATTTAAAGCCTGTATAATATCTTCTTTTGTTGCTCCTTGTATACCTAGTTCATTAGCAAATGCTTGCCAATCTAACTCTCCAGTTTCTTCAAAATCTTGACCTTCCTCTGCAGGCTGGGCTTCAGCAACGGCTTCTGGTTCTGCATCCCAGTCTTCGTCAACTTCTTCAACTGCTTCTTCTTGTTGAGGTTCGTCAACTTCAATATTGTCCCAAGCAAACCCTTCTTCGTTAGTAGGCTCTTCAGTAGATTCTTCAATCTCATCTGCCTTGTCTGCTGCTTCTTCATTGTATTTGCCTTGAAATTGTTCCATCATCTGATCACTAGCAAAAGCTAATGGATCAAATGTTTTTTCTTCTGTTTCTTCTACTGATGTTTCAACAGTAGGTTCCTGTGTTGTAGTTTCCACAGTCTCTGCTGCTTCAACTAAGTTTGTTTCTTTTTCTGACATATTAATATAATTTGTTCCCTAATCTGCAAATATACTAAGAATTTTTAATTGTTTCTTGTATTTGTTGTTTTCGCTCTGGTGTTATACTACCTTCTTGAGCTTCTTTTGCTGCTTGACTATCCATATTCTCAGCTTTTTCATCTCTACGGTCTTGTTGATCTAACGCTTTTTGTAAATACATTTGCTTGTTTTTAACAGTATGTGCAACATCAGCTATTTCACGAGCATCATCTGATTTCATGTCTGCAATCTTAAGATCTGTTTCAGCTTGTATTTGTGCAACTTGTATCTTGCCTTCGTTTTTCAACTGCTCAAGCTGTACATCTTGTTCGTGTTCTGCAGCAGCAGCTTCTTGTTGTGCTTGCATCATAGCCTGTTGCTGTTCTGCCTCTGCTTGTTGCGAAGCTTTCATTTCATCAAGAGCTCTTTCAAGTATATGCTCAGCTTCTGTCATTGTATCAGCTTTCAATACTTTAATAATATCAAGCAACTCTACCTGCCCACTTTGTAATGCAGATTGTGCTATTTGTTGTATTACTTGTTTTACAGATTCGTCTTTACCACTATCACCAATAAATATACCATAGTCTTGCAAGGCAATATCAGGCATAACATCTAAAAACTTATACGCACCATCACCAAGTACAATGCTAGCTTTTTTACCACCAGCCCAACATACTTTCATAAGATTTGTTACTCTCTCGAATACACGTTTCTTAACCATAGCGTGCGAATAGAACCAGCTTTCTGTAATTGTAGCAGATTGTACTACACTTCGCTGAACATTACCTACATATTCATACTGTCCTACTGCACCTTCACGTTGAGGTGATACACCAGATATTTGTCCAGCAGTTTGTTCCAACATCATTTTTAGATTAATGAGTTGCTGTACAGAATTAGACAAGGTAAAGTCTATTTGTTGAAATTGATTAAATGATTGTACCTGACCACCTTCATCTTTTGAATTTATGGGAATAATACCATCAGTCTTTAAATGATAAAGTACTGTTTGTATATCCATTCCAATGTTAGTAGGTAGTTGAGATACATCATAAACTACTGCTTTACCACCTGAACGTGCAAGTGCAAGTTCTATTTGATACATTACAACATTGTAAAGCATCTGTATATTTTTAAGTAAAGATACCATAGATACGCTACGGCCTGTTGTATTATTTCTTACAACACCAACATAAGATAGTGGCGTAGAACCAACATCATCAACTGATCTTACCTGATTTGGTCTTCGTCTAGCTCGTACAAGTATTTTACCACCAATCTTTGTAGCTTCCCAAATATCATCTACATATTTAGTTTGTATTTGTTCGTTTCTCCTTGCTTTATAATCCTCAGACACTTGTTTCATAAATGGTCTTTCTGGATCGTGTTTGTTTTCAGATATTTTGAACTTAAGAGCTTTGATAGATTTCCACTCAACAGATACCACACGTATTTTCATCTCGTGTCCGTCTTCATAATCTAACCAGTCAAAAGGATCGTTATAGGAAGATAAGTCATCGTATGATCCAATTTGATACATAGCAGATAACTCTTGTAATTGCTTCTCATCTAACTCATCTCTAAACTCGTCAAGTATTTCATTGTAGTTAAGCCATCTTTCTTCACCTACCCATTGTGATGAATCAAGATAATCAGTCGTACCACCCATATCATATACTACTGACCTTGGATCTACACGTCTAACATAAGGATTATTATCTCTTACTTCTACTCTATAGAACTCTTTACCTGTAATAAGTAAATCTCTAAATCCTTCTTTAAATATATCTCTATAGTTGTATCTACTAATTAAATATTCTAAACCATCTTGTGCAGTTTCTTCTACCATTTCACGGTAGTTATACTTCATATATACCTCTATATCATCAGGAAGCTCCATGTCTGTTGGCTGCGGTATAGCAAACCCAACCTTTTTTTCAAAGTCTTTTTGTATTTCACCAACAAGCTCTTTCATCATTAGTGTTACTTTGACATCTTGTTTACGTATTACAGCTTCTTTATTAACTGTATTTACCTTAACATCCAA